CTTGGAGGTTCGAAAACGGACCACGTTTCCTAGGAAGGTGTACCACTCCCTCATAAAAGAGGCGACAGTAATCCTATCCCCCCACTATTAAGCCCTTGGCCTGCCTCTTACGAGGACGAGACTAGAGCAGCCCTCAACTCGAAATCGCAAGCTCTCCATGTCAAGAGAGGTGGAGAACACACACCACTCATTTACAACCAATGAAAATGACTAACAAATTACCAACTTTACGTTGGCTTATTGCTAAGCACTTTCCGGCTGCGAGACATAGAAATTATACTGATCTCGCTAGATATTGGTTAGAGTGGTTAGATCGACAACGCGATAACAAAGGTCTAAGAGCCTTTGATATGGCGAAAGCCGTTCGAAACCACGTAACCAAGTTTCTAGCAGGTGAACCAGTATTACACTCTATCGACCCTCAAGTTGGAATCAACAAGTCTGGGCTCCCTAGGGCGCTCGGACCATTGATGCCACTTGTTAGAGGCGATACCCTCGATCTTAGGTTCCTCATGACACTTTTAACGGTGTCGAGAGAAATGCACGGGTGGAAGCCAGTAGACTGGTCTCCTATAGTAGATGCGCCTAAGGCGGACCTACAGTTAGTAGACCTAGATCGACTAGCTTCACACGTTACTAAGTTCGAGACGAGCATCATTCCTACAGATTGGGATTCTCCACACATAACGTCGAAGGCTGGGCCGCAAGGCCTGGCCCTAGACTATGCCATGGAGGATCTCAGACTGCTTCCAGAGTCTGGAATTGCTAAGGACATCGTTCTTTTAGGGGGTGAACCCTTAAAAGAGTGGATGAACGAAGCGTTCTGGCTTCTGGAAAATTTGCCACTTTCTCCACAGACAGCTAGGAAGGGTGATACCCTTCGTAGGATATCTGTGAAGAACGACAAAGAAGGAAAGAGTCGAGTGTTCGCGATATTGGACTACTGGTCTCAGGCTAGCCTGAGGACTCTTCACTCTGAGATCCTAAAGATCTTAAAGCGAATACCCTCAGACTGTACCTTTGACCAGGGGTCCCGACTACACAAAGTCAGTCCCAACCCCTTCTTTCATTCAATTGACTTGACAAACGCAACCGATAGGTTTCCTATCGACTTGCAGGTCAAGGTACTTGAACGATTGATTGGGTCAGACAAGGCTCAGGCATGGAAGCGAATAATGGTCCATCTGCCCTTCTCCATAAGGAGTTCGTCTCCGACGAAAGAAATTTCGTACGGAGCTGGGCAGCCTATGGGAGCTTATAGCTCCTGGCCAGTATTCGCCTTATGCCATCACCTTGTTGTTCAAGAAGCTGCAGATAGAGCCGGTCTTATGACCTACTCTAACTACATGCTCCTTGGGGATGACATTGTTCTAGGGGATGA